ACAAAAGCGCCGCGAAGATCGCAAAAATTACTGGCATCAACGAGAGAAAAGTACATTCGCGCCGTCGCGCGCTTGAGCAGAAGTACAACCTCGTTCTTGTCGCTAACGATAAGCGGATGAATGCGTTTGGGAAAGAGGCAGAAAACCACGCAGCGCGCTATCACCTGGGTATCGAAAATGGTACGGTGATCGTCTTCTCGGACGCGCACTTCTGGCCCGGTATCCGCAGCACCGCCTTTAAGGGGCTTTTGTGGGCGATTAAAGAACTCAAGCCCAAAGCTGTGATCAATAACGGCGACGCCTTTGACGGCGCAGCGATCAGCCGCCACCCGCGAATCGGATGGGACAGCAAGCCCAGCGTGGTGCAGGAGCTGCGAGCCTGCGAGATGTACCTGGGCGAGATCGACGATGAGGCCAAGCGGGCGTATAGCAAAGTTAAACTTGTCTGGACGCTAGGCAACCACGATGCGCGCTTTGAGAACCGGCTAGCCAACACCGTGCCCGAGTTCATGGCGGTGGGAGGGTTTACCCTTAAAGACCATTTCCCGGCATGGATTCCGTGCTGGAGCTGCTGGCCGACCGAGGATGTTGTCGTTAAACACCGCATGAAGGGCGGCGTTCACGCCACGCATAACAACACCGTCAACGCAGGTAAGACCATCGTCACCGGGCACCTGCATTCGCTCAAAGTTACGCCATTCTCTGACTACAACGGCGAGCGTTATGGCGTGGATACGGGCACGCTGGCCGACACCAGCGGCCCGCAGTTCGTGGATTACCTCGAGGACAATCCGACGAACTGGCGTTCCGGATTTGCCGTGCTCACATTCCATAATGGCCGCCTCTTGTGGCCCGAGCTGGTCCACGCTATAGCACCAGGTGCTATACAGTTCCGTGGTCAGGTCATTGATGTGAGCAAGTTGTGAGCGCTTGGTTGATCATCGCCACGGGTCTGGCGTATGCCTACGTCGCGGTTGAGCAGTTCTTCAAGGGCAACCCGCATATGACCGTGGTCTATGCGGGCTACGCCTTCTCTAATGTGGGGTTGTATCTGATGGCCCGTTGATCCGCTTCATGTGCTCAAGGGATTGATACACCAGCCGAACCTCAGCCATCGCCACCAAGGCGAACTCCTTAGCGTCGTCCAGTCGGCCTTCGATGGCAGCGTTGTGAAGGTTTTTGAGGGCAGTCTCTGCCATCATGCAGGGGTATGAGTAATCAATCATGCTTTAACAGACGTAACGCTTATTAAACTAAGCTTTAGAAAAGACGTGGAAGTAGCGCACCTTGGTGGTGACGCCAGGGATGTGGCCGATGTCACGGCCTTCTTTGCGGGCGTTCTCGACGACCTCAGTCTGGCGCATGGATAGTAGCGCACCGTTCTCTTTGGCGAAGATTGACGGGCGAGGATCCTCACGCCAGTGGAAGGGGCTTCCGGGCGGGCATTTGCATTTCATTTGTTTCTCCGGCTCTCGGGTCGAGGGCAGTTGGGTGGTGGGATAACGACGCACCAGACGGCGGTGGTGATGTTGCCGCGTTTGATCCAGCGGTCGATGTAGGCGTCGGGGAACTTGTTGAGCATCCGATGGATGTGCGAGGTGTCGGTCTGCACCGCTTGCGCAATCTGGGCGACTGTTAGGCCATCGCTGGCGCGCAGAAGCTCACGAACTAGTTGGATTCTTACGCCCATAGCAAAAAAGCGATAACTACCATTACAGGGATGCCCCAGAACGTGACGTTCTCGCGCAGCTCAGGGTCTAGCGCCAACGGGATCATCGCCAGCATAGAGACGAAGAGGATCAGGAGGGCGAAGACTAGGATCACAGCAGCGCCTCCGGCATGTCATTCGGATAACTGTTGCTCTTAGGAAACGGCCAAACAGGTTTTCGCAACCGTTGCAGCTCCTCCTCCTGCTTCTGGAGCTTGGCATAGGCTTCCTTGGCGAACTTCACCAAGTTGTCGTGCTCCCACGACTCAAAGTACGGGCCGGTCACAGCCACCCCGCCAGAATTGCGAGCAGCAGGCCAAACAGGATGACCCCGCACACGCCAATGATCACCTTGTCAGCGACGCTGAATTCGGGCGGCGCTTCATAGATGCCACCTCGATGGCCAGGGCCGAATGCTTCTTCCAGGGTGCGGGCAAATCGTTTCGTAGTCATGGTCGTTTAGCTTCCTTTAGTAGTTCAATACGCTCTCGGCTCGCCCGCAGCATGGTGTACCGCTGGTGTAGCCGCTCCAAAACCGTCAAGCGACGGTGTGTTATGCGTTCGTCTTCAAGCATGCGTAACACCTGCTCTTCAGACAAGCCCGCAAGAACCTCGTTAAGTTTTCGCCAGGACAGCGCCAATTTTCGTCTCCATTTCGTTGATCAACTTCTCCAGCGCGGCACGGCGTTTGGCCATCGAGTTGGCCTGCCGCATCACGATCTTCATCTCCGCCTGCGCTGCTTTCATCTTGGCGCGCCATAAGTCAACACGTTTCACTTCAAAGCCTCCATTGCAATATCCGACAGCGTGCGCTTGTCATGAAGCGCCGCCCAAATTTTCTCGTCTACCGTTTTGTTGGTAAGCATGACGTAGCACCAGACATCGTGGCGCTGTCCTGATCGGTGCAACCGTCCGATGGTCTGCTCGTACAGTTCCAGCGACCAAGGCAGGGACAGGAAAACGATTTTCGATCCTCCAAACTGCAAGTTAAGCCCGTGCCCGGCTGATTTCGGATGCACCAGTAGCAGCTCGATTTGCCCTGCGTTCCACCGTTCCACGGCACGCTCATCATCGAGCGTTTGAGCCTGCGGATAACGGCGGCGAAGCTCCGCAAGCTCTTCCTGATACGTGTACGCAATGAGAGTGTTGGCATGCTGGTTCTCCTCGATCAGCTCGTCAAGACGATCAAATTTGTGGGTGCTAAACCACACGGATTTCTGTGTAACAATGAACTTACCGGGCGTGATGGAGGGGCTACTGTTTGTCTCGTAAACGAAGCCCGAGGCCATCTGCTGCAACTTTCCTGTTACAACGCCCGCGTTGACAGCAATGGCTTTCGCGTCGGGGAACTCGACGACGAAGTTCTTCTTCATCTCGTTGTACTTGACGAGATCCATGTCGCAGCGCACCTCAACTGTGTGCAACTGCGGCAGCTTGTCCTTGTACTCGCCCGGCTCCAGCACGAATGTGGCGGGCTTGATCTTGTCCATGACCTTGGCCAGCGAGCCAGGGCGCGGCGCCCAGTCGCCGAACTCCTTGTTCATCAGGATAAAGTACGTCTGCATGAACGCGCCTTTGGAGCGGCCTAGCAGCGTCTGATCGACGATCTTGCACTGGCCGAACACATCCTCCAGGCCGTTGCTGGTGAACGAGCCCGTCAGGCCCCAGCGAATGCGGCAGTCGAGCACCTTGGCCAAGGCTTTAAACCTAGCGCCAGAAGGGTTTTTCAGGCGCGTGAGTTCGTCGAACACCACGCCGTCAAACGTTGGATTGAGGCTGGCTAACCACTGGATGTTGTCGTAGTTGATCACGACGACTTGGGCGTTCAGGGCCGCCTTGCGTTGGGCGGGCGTGCCCACAGCGACGGCCAGCTCTAGGCCAGGGGCCCACTTCGGGGCCTCGACGGGCCACACGTCGGTGCAGACGCGCTTAGGCGCGAGCACGAGCCAACGCTTGACCACGCCGTCATCGAGCATCGCCTTCATGGCTGTGAGCGTGATGGCCGTCTTACCTGCGCCCACCGGGGCGAGGATCATCGCCCTATCGTGCTCGTACAGGAAGTCGGCGGCTGTCTCTTGATAATCACGCAGCTTCACGCGCCCACCCATCTACTTGTTCTTTCGTCCACAGGCACGCGTACTTCTGTTTCAGACGCGCCATGTCAGAGCAGAAGATCTTCTGCAACTCCGACAGCCGCCCACCTGTGGTCTTGAGTTCGACAAACCATGTTGTGCCATCAGGCATGCATGCGATACGATCCGCGACCCCACGCTGGTTTGGCGATGTGAACTTGTACGTCTTGCCGCCCATGCGTTGGACAGTCCAGTCGAAGTGCTTTTCAATCTCGGCTTCTTTCATGCTTCACCCCGCACTGCGCGGGCAAGTTCGTTATACCGCGCCCGCATCACATTGAGTTCGTGTTCGGCCTGCTCGTACTTGCTGCGCCAGTCCGGCTCGCTTGGTAGCGCAACATCGAACTGCTTTTTAAGCTCTGCGGAGATGTCAATCTCAAGTGCGTCTTGAATCGTTTTCACGTGCTTCAGATGAGGCAATGCGCCGTTATCCCAAGCGGACACGGTCTGCTGGGTAACCCCGCAGAGGATCGCGAGCTTTTGTTGTGTAATGCGCTTTTCTTTTCGTGCGGTGCGGATAAGGTGGCCCAGTTCAGGGCGATAGTATGGTTTGGGTAGCGACATGGCCCGCACTTTATCACACTAAAAAACTTTTGCACAAGAAAAAATTTTTGGTGTATCATCCAAGTTCAACAACGGGAAACGACAGTGCAACACTCAAAGATCGTCGGCGGCTCTACCGCCAAGCGCGTGATCAACTGCCCAGGCAGCGTGGCCCTGGTGCAGCAAATGCCCCCACA